GTATCAACATTCATATTATTAAGGATTTCTTCATCCATATTTTATATACCTCTCATAACGCTATATTTGCTGAATGTAGATTGGTAGCGTTCCAATCTACATCATTATTTATATTACTTGATTTTTGTAACTGCATATCAAAGCATGTAATGGTTCTGTCTAGCTCTTTCTGCTTCGATCAGTCCTACTGGAACAATGTCTTGTGTATATGTCAAAGCAAGTGCATCAGCTATGTCAGGAGACCTTCCTATAGTCAACTTGATTTCATCTTTCGGTATCAACTGTATTTTACCATTATTGTTAAGAATGTACTTAGTAGCTTGTAATTCTCTGTATAGTTCTTCAGTTATACCTTTAAGCCCATATTCTTCAATACCTTTCTTCATGTTGATATACATTTCCGAACGTTGATTGGCATAAGCAGAATTTTCAGCTTTACCACCGAATGGTACTAATGTGGCTGTGATGTCTGCTTCTCTTAGTCTCTCATGTAAATCCAATCCATATGCTTCGTCAATGGCTATGTGCGATAAGTTACCTTTTCCATGTGTCATTATTAGACTTCTCACTGTTGCACATAATTCGGAATTAGAAGCCACTCTCTTTTCAACTATATCAAGTATTTCATTCTGATTTCTTACTACAATCACATTACTATCTTTACCTAGACCCGAACAGTCAATACCAATGGCATAACCATTATTGTTCCTTTGTGTGTATTTTGGTGCTGAAGTCAAGAGATTTGAAGTAAACAATACACCTGTTGAGTTATCTTCTACCAATTCACCATAAAGTTCCTGACGCATTAGATTATCATCAAGACAAGTAGATTTTACCAAGTCTAGTGTTCCTTGCGTAATAAGTTCCTTATCCAATAGCGACATCATATTGCCACGAATAATTTCAATCTTGTCTGGGTCTGCCTTTCGTACAAATTCATTCCACCAAGAACCTACACGAGGTGTTGTCATACAGTATATCTTTGGTGAAATACCTTTACCACGCATACAGAATGCCATAGTACCAAAGAAGTCAGCTGGAGCAAGAGCAACCTCGTCACAAATAGCTATACTGATTTCTGTGAATCCGTCTACATGCTTCTATGTTTTCATAGGACAGTCCATAAATAGTTCCTTTGCCACAGGTGATTACATGGTTTTGAAAGTTACGATGGTATTTTATCTTCATTTCATCTAGTCGCTTACTTATTTCATTGAGCAAGTTCAATTCAAGTCTACCATAATCCTGTGCCCAAACGAAGAGTCTTTTACCTTCTTTGACTCTCAAAGCGGCAATTAAGGACGCAATGAAGGTCTTCCCCGAAGAACGCCCACAGTTTAATACTACTGTTGGTTTATCGGATAATAAGAACTTCTTTTGATGAGGAACTAATTTGTACTTAACTTCCATATTATGCGTCTTCTATGATTACTTTTAATTCGGTATCACTTTGAACATTAGCATCAACTTGTTGTTCAGTTCTTTCAGACCATTCGTCTTTGTATCTTCTCTTCAACATTTCAATGTATTGTGGTTTTCCTTCTCTAAAGTATCTAGCTGTAACATGGTCTTCAATCTTTTTCTTCATGTTTTCAAGCCAATCACACATATCATTTAGCAGTTCTCTCGTTTCATCTGATATAACTTGAGTATCATTATCACGCAAAGTATGTCTTGACCATAAACGATAAGGATTCTGCTTGGTTTTCAAATTGCTAGGGAGAAAATCTTGAATGTTTGCCATAAAGTTAGCTACTGAACCCCAAGAAGGTGGGGTATTAGATTTATGCTCACCATTTCCAAAACCTTGACTATTTAAGATTCTCCAAGTTATACCGGCTGTGTTCAAAGTATCATGAGGTGCCAAGTTGAAAGCACCGTTCAAGGTATCGTTGCTCTCTATCATAGCGAAGTTGGGTTCAGACATGTTGTCTAGAATGTAACGCATTTGCTTTTGGCGGGTCTTACAGTTCCTTAGTAAGTTGTACCCTTGAATTCTCTTCCTAGATTCTTTTGATTTTGGTGCTGACATTGTCCCTCCATTATACAAATCTGTCTTTTAGCATTTTTATCAACTGAATGACCTTTTCGTTCTGAGTGACTATTTGTTTCAACAAGTCAATCATTTCCTCTTCTCTTTTTGACTGACCACCATCGCATTCTGTGAATTCTACTTCTGCCAGCTGCTTTTCTTCTTCAATTTTCTTCTTTTTAGCCATATTTAATACCTCTCTTACACTGTTAAATGGGTCAGTGTTACCTTGTATGTACTAATTTATTTATATCAACTTAACTTTTAGCAGTTCTTCACATGAATCTTACCCTTATTATCCCATGTATCATTTCCCCAATGCTTATCACTACCAGCAAATAGTCCAACTGCCATATCGGCTAGTCCAGCTTTGGTTCTGCCAATCCCACTATCTCTCAACAAGCCACGAAATACATCGTCACATTCTTCTCTAGTAAAGAGATTAGCTCCCTTTAGGGTATATAAAGCATCGTGTATCGCTCCTGCTAGGTTATAAAGTTGATTATCTTTATCCCAACTTGGTAAGTACCATCTGAACATCTTAGGTACAGACAATCCATCACAACGATAGCCTTTATCAAGTATAATTTGATACTGGTTATTGTATTCGTCTCTTATGACAGTTCTTATTCTCTTCTGTAGAATATAACTATCACCATTAGATTCCCACTTATCATTTGTATTTGTTGTGCTTACGATATAGAATGAACTCATTTCAACTCCTACTCAATCAAGAAATAACCAACTTCTTTATATCTTTATCTTTCACCAATTTGACTACACGTTCCAATGCTTTCCTACTGTCACGCAAAGTATATGTGTAGTCAATAGCATCACCAACTAGAATACATCCTTGACTATCTTTCAAAGTATTACCCGAGTGTATTCTAAATCCACGATTAGCTTTGAAATCTTCATTATAAATCAAGGGTAGTTCTCTCTTGAATCGTGGACTGTATGTCATTTCAATGTTATATGTACCATTTGCCAATACATGTGGGTCAATCGTATAACAAATTAGCTCTGCCCAATCATTATAGAGCATTCCGAACTTATCATTTCTAATTAGAACTAGGGTGTTCATATTTCAGCTCCTACTCTACTATAACTTCCAATTATGCTTATCCATGTACACACAAATCATGAACAGTACAATCGTAGCAATCAAGATAGCAATCATTTCTTCTTATCATCCCTCATCATACGCAGAGTGGTTGATAGCTCCACTAAGGTCACATTCATCTTCTCAAGAGAATCTTCAATTCTTTCCAACTTCTGTGCGAGCATCAAAGTTCTTTCATCAGTCTTGGCTATATCACCTTCAACTTTAGCAACTCTATTAGTCAATTCCATATTCACTTCGTTCACTTTCTTATAGACTTTCTTGAACTCTTGATATATCTTGAAGCTCAAATAGCCTATCAACACTAAGGTGAACAGGAATGGAATCACAGTAGCAGGTGTTGAACTCAATGCTTGTGATAGTATATGAATAAGGTCTGTCATATAATTTGTCTCCTACTGTATAGTTCTAGAAATGAATCTTTATCTTCAATAGTGATAGAATGAATCCTAACCAGTTCAATCCTTCTTTATTTACTTTCTTTGTCATAGATTATCCCTCCAATACTCTATAACGACATACAGTAGTGAATGAACTAACGCCTGAGTTAGCGAATTGAACTTCAAAGTGAATGGGCAAGTCGGCAGTACAGTCATAACCAAGGAAAGATTCGTACTGACAAGCACTTGTGAATCCATGCATGGTTATTGTATTCCATGAACTATCACTCACCTGATAACCACCGCCATATCCCATATTATCAGATAAGTAAATGTATCTCGTACCAGATGTTGATTTCATAGATATACGGAAATACGTTGAGTTATCAAAGAAATAGCCGATTATCAAATTACCAACAGTGAATAACTGCGTAGCAGGTACAGTTACTAAATCGTCCACATCAACTTTAGTCCATTTCATGGTGGCTAGAGCGTCAGTATTAGCCGCAACTTGATATGATAAGCCACTTACAGTATTGCTTAGTGTGCTCAATGTAGTAGAATCTGCTGCTCCTATATTTAGGCGAGCTAGTCCCTTCTGTTCATCGGTGAAATCTTGTGTTATATTTACATCAACCTTTGTCTGCTGTGACATTTATTCTTCCTCCTGGAAAGCATCATATTTCTTTAGAATTTCTACAATAGTATCTCTGTCCTTAGCCAGCTTCTCA